ACACCACGCTTGGTCAGACGTGGTCGGATGACTACAGCAGCGCGATGAGCGCTGAGGTTTTGCTGGAGCGTTGCGAGGATTATCAAGAGGGGGTGCTGCCTGCCGGAGTGCTTGCGGTCACGATCGGCGTTGACGTGCAGGGTGGCGGCGGAACGCTTGGGGAGAGACTGGCGATCAGCGTGTGGGGCTGGGGCCGCAAGGAAGAGGGCTGGCTGATTCAGTACGTCGAGATTGCAGGAGACCCGACGCGGTCTGAGGTGTGGAAACGACTAGATGAGTTTGTGATGCGCCGTTGGCCGCATGAGCTGGGCGGCAGCCTCAAGGCTGATTTCACCGCTGTTGACTCAGGCGGTCTGGCAACATCTGAGGTTTATCAGTATGCGAGGGAGCGGAAGGCGCATGGCGTCATTGCGATTAAGGGTCAAAGCCAGCGCGATAAGCCACCAATCGGCAAGGCCACGCGAGTTGACATCAACGCCAATGGCAAGACGTTAAAGAAGGGGGCCAGTCTGTTCCCTGTTGGCGTTCACAACATCAAGAACACAATGGCTGGCCGTTTGAAGTACACCGAGCCAGGTGAGGGTTATTTGCACTTTCACGCGACGACGGGTGAGGACTTTTTCAAGATGCTTACGGCTGAGGCGCAGAAGATCAAATTTGTGAACGGATTCCCTCAGCGGATCTGGGTAAAGAAAGGCGGCGCAAGGAATGAAAGCTGGGATGGCTTGATTTATTGCTATGCCTGCTTGCAGTTGCTTTATCGCAAATACGATCGCAGAACCATTTGGGATCAGTTGGAAAAGCGCTTGGAACAGCCGCTAAGATCAAAGGAAGTAAAGGCGAAGCCGGCCGCCACGGCATCGTTCGTTAGCAACTGGTGAGACCGTGACGCAACTTCCGGACAAAATCAGGGCAGGCGACACGATCAAATGGCGTCACGATGCCAGCAGGGATAACCTCGGCAACTCGATTACCAGCAGTGACTACACGCTGAAGTATTACTTCCGCACAAATACAAATAACGAAGGGCACACGGCCACTGGCACAGCCTTTGGCACTGGCTGGGAGTTCACCATCAGCTCAGCAAGCTCTTCTGTTTTTGATGCTGGCAACTGGTTTTTTCAAGCCATCGCAACGGATGCGAGCGAAGCGATAACGCTTGCGTCTGGTCAGATTGAAGTTCTGGATGATCTTGTTTATACCGGCGACCCCGCCGCGTTTGATGGACGCACTCAGACCGAGAAAGATCTAGCAGCTGTTCAGAAAGCGATCAGAGACATCGCTAATGGCAACACTGTTAAGAGCTACAGCGTTGCTGGCCGCAGTCTGACTCGATATGAAATGTCAGACCTGATTGCTTTGGAATCTAAGCTCAAGTTTGAGGTGCAGCGTGAGCGCCGCGCCGCGCTGATTGCCAATGGCAAAGGCGATCCTTTTAACCTCTTTGTTCGTTTCTGATGAGCCTGGCAACGCGACTCTTTCGGGCTCTGGGTTATGAGCCACGCCGTCCCAGGCGGCGGCAGTATGAAGGCGCGACGATGAGTCGCCTTACGTCTAGCTGGGTGACTAGCGGGACGAGTGCAGATGCTGAAATCAACGGCAGCCTTGCGAGGTTGCGCAATCGTGCGCGTCAGCTGGTGCGCGACTCGGACTATGCGCGGCAGGCGAAGCGCGCCGTGATGAACAACGTGATTGGCACGGGCATCAAGCTGCAAGCGCAGGTGATGATGCAGCGCGGCGGCCGGCTTGATGAAGATCTGAACAAGCGCATCGAGAAGGCTTGGAAGTATTGGGGATATAAGAGCTATTGCGACGTCGCTGGCCGTTTGTGCTTTGCCGACATTGAGCGGATGATTGTTGGCGCGATGTGCGAATCCGGCGAAGTGTTCGTCAGGGTTATCCGTCGTCCTTTTGGTGGCAGCAAGATTCCGTTTGCGCTGCAGATTATTGAGTCAGATCAACTTGACGAGACTTACACCGGCAAGAGCAGCGCCAATGGCAATGAGTGGCGCATGGGTGTTGAGGTCGATCAGTTTGGCCGCGCTGTGCAATATGCGTTCTTGCAAAAGCACCCTGGCGATGCGCCGTTTAGCGGTACTGCAGGCAAGCGTCATTTGATGCTGCCCGCCAATGAGGTGCTGCACCTCTACATCCAAGAGCGACCAGGCCAAACCCGTGGCGTCACTTGGTTTGCATCAGCAATTAAGCGTCTGCATCACTTGGCCGGATATGAGGAGGCCGAGGTCATCCGGGCGCGGGCATCGTCCAGCCTCATGGGCTTCATCACCACCACTGAGGGCGAGCTGGGCACTGCGGAAGAGGTTTACGACAACGACCGCGTTGATTCTTTCGCGCCTGGCGTTTTCAAGTATTTGCAGCCCGGCGAATCGGTGACGGTGCCATCTCTTGATGCGCCCGACGGTCAGTTTGAGCCGTTCACGCGCGGGATGCTTCGTGCTGTTGCTGCCGGTCTTGGCACGAGTTACGAAAGCGTGAGCCGTGACTACAGCCAAAGCAACTACAGCAGCAGCCGCCTAGCGATGCTGGAAGATCGCGACAACTGGCGCTCAATCCAACGTTTTTTGATCGAGAACTTCCATCAGCCAGTGTTCAACATGTGGCTTGAGATGGCGGTGATGGGCGGCGCTCTTGATCTGCCTGCTTATGAGGCAAACCCTGAGCGTTATCGGACGATCAAGTGGTGCCCGCGTGCCTATGGGTACGTTGACCCGCAGAAAGAGGTTGCTGCTTACAAAGCAGCAGTGCGCTGCGGGTTCAAGACGCTGGCCGATGTTGTGGCCGAGCAAGGCGGCGACCTGGACGATCTGCTTAAGCAACGTCAGGCAGAGCTGGCGATGCTCGATGAGATGAACATTGTTCTAGATACTGATCCGAGCGAAGTGAACGGCGGCGGCGGTGTCCAGCCGGGTCTAGGCATGGGCGCAGTCCCAGCTTTTGATGACACAGAGCGACCGGGTGAGCAACAGCAGGATGAGCCTGAGGTTGAGGAGATTCCTGAGGAACAGGTTGAGCCTGTAGCTGAGGAGGAGGTGACAGAAGATGGCGACGATTGAAGGCGTTGAGATCGACCTGATGCCTACGGAGGGCATGAAGGAAGAGGCGCAGCGTTATCGCGATTGGAAGGCTGACGGAGAAGCTGGCGGCACTGAAGTTGCAGCACGCAGGGCAACGCAGATTCTGAGCGGTGATGAGCTGAGCGCTGATGTTGTGATTGCAATGAGCGCTTGGTTTGCACGCCATCTTGGAGACAAAGAAGGCGAAGGTTTTACGCCTGATGAGGATGGCTATCCCTCACGGGGCAGAGTTGCCTGGGCGGCATGGGGAGGAGATGCAGGTCAGGTGTGGTCTGCAGGTAAAGCAGATAGAATCAAAGCAATTCGTGATAGGAGCATGAACACGAATAGGGCTGAGCCTGACGAATTATCTGTGGGCGATTTTGTCCAGTGGGATTCATCCGGCGGACAGGCAAAGGGCAAGATTGATCGCATTGAGCGCGATGGCTCAATCAATGTGCCGGATTCAGATTTCACCATCAACGGTGATGAGGATGATCCCGCTGCTCTGATCACTGTTTATCGCGAGGGCGACGATGGCTGGGAAGCTCTCGACGTGCAAGTGGGTCATCGGTTCTCAGCGTTGACCAAAATCCCAGCGTTGCGTTGGCTTGAGGGCAAGACTTACAAGCGCAGTGAGACCACAACCTTTGATGAGGTTGAGGAGCGAACTTACGAGTTTCCGTTCTCCTCTGAGTTCCCGGTTGAGCGTTACTTCGGAAGCGAAGTTCTGAGCCATGACAAAGGCGCAGCAGATCTTGACCGGCTGAACGACAGCGCCCCGCTGTTGTTCAACCATGACCCCGATCGTGTGATCGGTGTTGTGGAGCGTGCTTACATCGACGAAAAGAAACGTCGCGGTTACACGCAAGTGCGGTTCAGCCGCAACGAATTCGCTCAGGAAGTTCTGAGCGATGTGAAAGATGGCATTCTCCGAAATGTCTCTTTCGGCTACTCCATTGACAAAATGGAGGAGCGAGAGGGTGGCGACTTTGTTGCCACATCTTGGAGGCCCTATGAGGTCTCGGTTGTTTCGATCCCCGCTGATCCGGGGGTCGGGATTGGCCGTTCTTTAGTGGACTCCGAACCTGCAAAAGCTGCTCCGGCAGCACCTACCCAAACTGTTCCTGAAATGGAAAACACTGCACCTGATCTGCAGCAGGTGCGGGCCGAAGCCGCTGAGGCTGAGCGTTCCCGCATCGCTGGCATTTCTGCCCTGTGCTCCAAGCACGATCTTGAAGATATGGGCCGGCAACTCATCGAGGGTGGCCGCTCCATCGACGAAGCCCGCGCTGCCGTTCTGGAAAAGCTCGGCGCTAAGCCTGTTGAAAGCGTTAAGCCTGTCGAACTCGACAAGCGCGATCACAGCAACTATCAGATTGCCGACGGTCTCCGCGCAATGCTGACCGGCGATTGGTCTTCTCGCGGTGCCGGTCTGGTTCGCGAACTGAGCCAAGAAGTGATGCGCAGCTCTGGCCTTTCCGCCAGCTCTGAGCGTTCTTTCTACGTTCCGTTCAGCGCACTGACCCGCGCCACCTATGTCACCAGCGGTGCCACCACTGGCGGCAACTTGGTCGAGACCGATCTGCTGGCTGATGACTTCATCGAGGCTCTGCGGAATGCATCCCCGGTGATGGGTCTTGGCGTTCGCAGCATGACCGGCTTGGTCGGTGATGTGGCAATTCCTCGCCGCTCTGGTGTTGCTTCCACCTACTACCTGAGTAGTGAGACGACTGCTATCACGCAGTCTGAGTCCACGTTCGATCAGGTGACAATGTCACCTAAGAACCTGGCAGCACTGTCTAAGTACAGCCGCCAAACTCTGATTCAAGCCACTCCTGGCATTGAGAGCCTGGTCCGCACTGACCTGACCGACGGCATCCTGGCCGCTCTGGATTCCGCCATCATCAACGGCTCCGGTGCCTCAGGTCAGCCCACCGGTATCCGCAACGTGTCGGGCATCGGCTCCGTCGCCATGGGCACCAACGGTGGTGCACTGACCATGGAGAAGGTGGTTGATCTTGAGACTGAGATCCTGCAAGACAACGCCCTGGTGGGCAACGCTATGGCGTATGTCACCAACGCCAAGGTTGTTGCTGGACTGAAGAAACTGCGCGCTGGTGGTTCCACCACCACTGACGGTGCCTTCCTGTTCAACTCTGATCTGCAGGCCATCGGTCGCGGCCCCACTCCGCTGACACTGAACGGCTACCCGCTCGCCACCACCAACGCGATCCCCTCCAACCTGACGAAGGGCACTAGCTCTAGCGTTTGCTCGGCTCTGGTTGCTGGTGACTTCAGCCAGGCCATGGTTGGTTTCTACGGCAACGGTCTTGAGATCGTTGTGGGTGAAGACAGCGACGACTTTGCCAAGGCTCTTAGCTCCGTTCGCGGCATCATCTCCTTTGATGTTGCTGTGCGCCACGCTCAGTCCTTCGCAAGCATCGAAGACATCACCACCGCTTGATAACGGGGAGGGGGCCGGCAACGGCCCCTTTTTTTTCTTATGAAAATCACCTGCACAAGAGGCGTCATGGCATCTGGCAAGGCTCTTGAAGCCGGCCAGACTTATGACGTGTCCGACAAAGACGGCGCTTTGCTAATCACCATGGGCAAAGCTGTCGAGGCAAAGGCCGAGGAGGCCAAGCCCAAACGCACCCGCAAACCTAAGGCTGATGGCGCTAGCTGATTTCTTAAGCAATGACCTAGACGTCTTTTTTGACAATCCTTTCGGTGTGTCTGCAACAGCAGGTGCAACGACTGGAAAGGTCTTGTTTGATCAGCCTGATCAAGTCTTAGCCGGTGGGATGGTCCTTTCTACGGACTATCAGATCACGGCTAAGGCTTCTGAATTTGGAACACTGACGGCAGATGATGCGATCACTGTCGATTCGGTGAATTACACCGTGAGGGAGACACGCCTGCTAGGTGATGGGCTGCTCTGTGAAATCACGCTTCAGAAGACATGACAACTAAGCGCGAATCAATCCTTGCTGATATTGCCTCAAGCCTTGCAGGCACGGTGCAGGTTGGATCGCGTATTTATCGCAGCCGTGTTGTGCCGTTGAGCCGCGGCGAATCACCCGCCATCGTTGTCGAGCCTGTTTCTGACACGGCAGAACAAAACACTTCGCTCCCAACTCTTGACTGGTCATTAACTGTCCGCGTTTCGGTTATTTGTCGCGGGGCAGTTCCAGATCAACAGGCCGATCCGATCGTGGAAGATATGCACAGCAAAATTGTTGCTGATCTGACTTTGGGTGGTTATGCCATTGACGTTCAGCCTGAATCAGTGAGCTTTGAAATGCTCGACGCTGACCAGCCTGCTGGCGTTATTTCTTGCACTTACGTTGTCCGATATAGAACGTCAGTGGCAGACTTAAGCAGTTGACCTACGGCTAACATGGAAGGCGTAACCCCAGGCGAAGGCGGTTCTTATCTGCTGGACCCTAAAACCGGCAAGGTTCAAGTCCTGCACAAGACCGAGCCAGCACCCACCACTTCTGAATCTGAGGATCTGAACGATGCCCCTGAAGTCTCGGAAACGCCTCCTGAGGGCAAAGATTGAAAGCAGCTACGGCACTGATCCAACTCCTGCCGGGTCAGACGCTGTTCTTGTTCGCAGTATTGAAATCACACCGCTTAACGCTGACGTCGTTGAGCGTGAATTGATCTTGCCTTACATGGGCAACTTTGAGCAGCTGCTAGCTAATCAGCACGTTGAGATCACCTTTGAAGTTGAGCTGGCTGGCTCAGGCACAGCTGGCACTGCACCTGCCTGGGGTCCAATCATGCGGGCTTGTGGTCTTGGTGAAACCATCGTTGCCTCAACGTCTGTTACTTATGCCCCTGTCAGCAGCAGCTTCGAGAGCTGCACTATTTACTTCGACAATGATGGTGTCAACCACAAAATCATTGGCTGCCGGGGTACTTTCTCGATGACCTGTGAGCTGAACGCGATCCCTGTGATCTCGTTCACTATGACTGGCCTTTACACCGAGCCAACTGATGTGGCTATTCCAAGCCACACCTACAGCAATCAAGCCACGCCAGTTTTGTTCCGTCAGGGCAACACCAGTAGTTTTGAGATCTACAGCTACGCAGCTGCGTTGCAATCGTTCAGCCTTGACATGGCGAATGAGGTTCTTTACCGCGAACTGGTAGGCGGCACGAAATCTGTTGAGATTACTGATCGTCGCCCAGCTGGAGAGGTTGTGATTGAGGCTCCGACAATCACGCAGAAAAACTTCTTTAGTGCTGCAACTGGAACATCTACTGGCACCCTGAACTTTACTCACGGTACAGTTGCAGGGAACATTGTTGATTTCAGCTCTCCTCAGAGTGACATTGGGGCTCCGGCTTATTCGGACCAAGATGGCATCCAAATGATGACCCTGCCTTACATGTCAACTCCGACGACTGCTGGCAACAATGAGCTGTCATTGATCCTGACTTAATTCATGGCTTTTGTCCTCAAGCAATCGGACACCTACACTTGGCCGATCACGCTTGTGATTCCTGTTGATGGCGGCAGGCGCGAAAAACACACCTTTGATGGTGAGTTCAAGCGTCTGCCACAAACACGCATCAATGAGATTGTGCGCATTGCGCGGGCAACGGAACGTAACCGCTTCGATGCTGAGGAGGAAGTCCTAGAGGATCAGGCAGCTTGCGCTGAGATCTTGGTGGGTTGGTCAAACGTTGTAGACGATGACGGGAATGAAATTCCCTTCAGCGTTTCTGCGCTTGACCAGCTTTTGGAGCTGCCAACCATTGCCGGTCAGATTGTCCGGGCATGGTTTGAAAGCCTTGAGGTGGCTAAGAGAAAAAACTGATTGAGGCCGTTGACCACTGGTTTAGTGATGACGGCGGCCAAAACGACGAATTGAAGCGCGACGCGGAGCGCTTGAACATCCAGCTGCCTGCTGAGATGTTCGAGCCTGAAACGTTTGCAATATGGCCTGAGCATCTAGACGTATTGGAGATGTTTTTGCGTTGTCAAACGCAATGGCGCTCCGGGCCTAATGGTGTGATTGGGCTTGACTACGGCGTGGTGTTAGAGCTTTGCCGGCTTTATGATGTGCAAGACAGGAAACAGCTGCTCAACGATTTGCAAGTGATGGAAGGTCGTGCCCTTCAACTAATCGCTGAGGCTGCTGAAAAGCAGCAAAAAGCTGCACGCCGTAAAGCCAAGAAATCATGAACCTAAACAGCGTTCTACGGATTACGGCAAAGGTCACGGGCGTTCGTGACCTCACAAAGCTCGATACTGCAGTTAGGAACACTGAGAAGGCTGCAAGGGATGCTGAGAAGGGTTTCAAGAAAATGCTTGATTCCCGGTTGTTTAGGACTGCTGCTGTTGCTGCTGCTGGCTTAACTGCAGCCATTGGCCTCTCAACTAAAGCCGCGATTGATTTTGAGTCATCAATGGCCGACGTTCGCAAGGTTGTTGACGGTTTAGAGACTCCTCAGGCTTTCGCTGCAATCAATCAAGAAATTCTTGATTTGTCTAGCCGTATGCCGATTGCTGCCAAAGGCTTTGCTGATATTTATGCAGCGGCCGGCCAAGCTGGAATCGCAAGGGAAGACTTGAAATTATTTGCGGAGCAAGTTGCGCAAGTCTCTATTGCCTTTGACATGACCGCAGGAGCGGCGGGCGAGGCGATGGCAAAAATCATGACATCTCTTGGCTTGACTATCCCTGAAATGTCGAGCTTGGCTGATGCAATGAATCACTTAAGCAACAACAGCGCAAGCACTGCTGCACAACTTGTTGATTTTGTTTTGCGGGCCGGCCAAGCCGGCAAGTCGGCTGGCCTTACTGCTGAGCAAACTGCTGCATTTGGTTCAGCAATGATTGCCTCAGGAGCGCAGGCAGATGTTGCGGCTACAAGTTTTCGCAACATGATTAAAGCTTTGGCCCGTGGGCCAAGCATGACTGATCGGCAGATTGGCGCATTAGATCGCCTAGGTTACGCTCAGTCTGACGCGAGCGTAAACGAAAAAGCTTACTCAGACGCCGTCCGGGCTGAGTCTGAAGCACGCATCAACATTGCACGAAACGAAACGGACCAACTCGCAAAAGAGTTAAATCGAAGATTCCGTGATCAGATGACGATCATTAGAGACGGAATGGACGATGAAACAGAAGCCTACACAGAGGGATTGCAAGATCAAGCAGAAGAACAGATTAAGCATTTGCAGCGCAGGCAAAGAGTAGAAATTGACGCAGCGCGTGAACGTGCCGAAGCCGCTGGTAAGTCTGGGCAACAAGAGATCTACGCTATTCAAGACAAGTTTGATGAGCGAATTGATGCAGTGAGGGACAAGCTGCAAGATGAACTAAAGGTCCGACGTCGTGCCGATCGGGACAGGCTGACTGCTATTCAAGATGATATGAATGACAGAAAAGAAGCCGAGCTTGCAGGGCTTGAGTCAAATTTCAATGAAATAAAAGAGAGAGAAAAAGCATTGATGGCGGAGCGTTTGGCAGAGATTGCAGCCCAAGCGGAAGCTGGTGCGACTGTAGCGGCTGAAGCTTTGGCCAAGGGTTTACAAGAGAATGCCATCGGAACGATTGAAGATGTTTTTGCGAGAATCCGCGAACTGCCAAAAGAAGCGCAACTTTCAGTCATATCTGATTTGTTTGGCGACGAAGCAAGGGCTATTTTGCCATTGATTAACAACGTCGATTTGCTTGAAAAATCACTGCAATTGGTAGGAGATAAGAGCGCCTATGCGGGCTCAACCATGGATGAATTTTTAAAGAGAGTGAATACAACAGGCAACCAAGTGCAGCAGGCTCAGAATCAACTAAATAATTTGGCAATTGTATTTGGACAAACGTTCGCCCCGGCTTTAAGTGCTGTACTGACGGCTTTGTCACCTGTCGTTGAATCCTTCGCTTGGTTGCTGCAAAATATCCCGGGGCTTGCACCTGCTGTTGGTATCCTGACCGCTGGCTTTGTGGCTTTAGTCGCTGTCTTGCCAGCCCTCGGAGGATTGGTCACAACCATCACGGCGCTTGGTGGCGCACCTGCTGTGCTGGCTGGGCTTGCCACGGCAGTTGGTGTTCTTAAGGGCGCATTTATCGCCATTGGGACTGTCTTAAGCGGTCCTCTTGGGCTGGCGGCTTTGCTTGG